TAATGCTAATGGTAATGGCGGTAGCCCTTCCGCATTTGGAAATTTAGCAACTGCAAATGGCGGAAATCCTGGACTCACAGGCCTTAGCAATTATAATCAATTTAGTGGTAACGGAGTTACTTCTGGCATAGCTGGAGGTAGCGGAGGAAGCGGAACTGCTAACGTAACAGCAGTAACTGCAAGCGGTGGAACTGGAGGAAGTAGTGGTTTTAACGCAAACAACGGAGCTACCAACGGTTCAACAGGTCCTTCTGGTGATAACGGATCTAGCGTAACTCTTAATCAAGCAGGTCTTATAACATATACTGCTGGTGGAGGCGGTGCAGGTGGTGGTTCTGGAGGACAGTCAAGAAACCTTGGACAAAGCGTATCTGGCGGAGCTGGCGGAACTGGTGGTAATGGCGCCGGAAATGGTGGTAGTGGCGGCAATGCTGTTACTAATACCAATAAAGGTGGCGGTAGTGCAAGTACAGCAGGAAACGGCAATGCAGCAAATACACGAGGCGCTGGCGGAGGCGGAGGCGGCGGTATTGGAACTTGGCGTGTTATTGTTAATGGAGAGAATATTGGTAATGCTGGTAACTCAGGTAATGGCGGCAATGGTGCTACTGGACAAGTGTTAGTTTACACGGTATAGGATAATTATGGAACATTTAGAAAATCATCCACACGCTACTGTAAAAAATACAATTGTTACAGGAGTATTTGCTTTTGAAAATCACGATCCCGAATTATTGAATCAAATAAAATTAAATTTTGATGCTGACGAAGTGGTATGTTGTTGTGATAATGGGATTGCCTATAAAGGCGGCACTTGGGTTAATGGTCAATTTAGGACAATTCCTGTATTAGATTATTTTATTTGGGATGGGTCTACTTGGGTACCCCCTGTCCCAAAACCAGAAGGAGATAACGTATTTTGGAATGATGATACAAGAAGTTGGGTTGTGGTAGAGTCACCTTAATAAAAGGAGGCTTTAATGAACATTATCTTTACTGACGTTTTAGGTGTACCAGAAGAATATAAACCTAAATCATCAAATAAATTTATACCTGAATGGTATAAAAATATGTCATCATACATCAACGATTCTAAAAAACCTAATGGTAGTGGCGGCACATTAGGAACTATTAAACGATGTATGCCAGTATTTGATGCTATAACTAATGGATATATTATTACTACTTATGTAGATGTTTATGTAAGTAATAACGATAATTTACCATACTATGAATGGCCTTCTTTTAATCCTATAAGTTGGCATCCAGTAGAACAAGCACCAACACATCCTACATATAATGAAGTTCCTTATCCTAAATGGATAAATCCTTGGGGAATAAAAACACCTAAAGGATATTCAACACTTTTTGTTCCTCCATTCCATAGAGAATCTATCTTTACAATTCTTCCAGGAATTGTAGATACTGACGAATATACGTCTCCAGTTAATTTTCCTTTTGTTCTTAATGATATAAAATTTGAAGGATTAATTCCTGCTGGTACTCCGATAGCACAAGTAATTCCATTCAAACGCGAATCTTGGGAAATGAGTTTAGGTAATAAACAAGATATAGAAAATCAAAATAAAATTAATGTATTATTGCGAACAAAATTATTTGATTCTTATAAAACATTTTTTCGTTCAACCAAGGAATATAAATGACTCAAAATTCTTTAGTTGGTGAAAATTTATTAAAACAAAGATCTTGTTCAGATTGTACAAAATGCTGCGAAGGTTCGTTATCTGGAGAAGTTTTTGGAAAAACTTTTTACAGTGGAAAACCTTGTCATTTTGTTAAATTAAATGAAGGTTGCTCTGTATACAAAATAAGACCAAACAATCCTTGTGCTTCTTACAAATGTGCTTGGTTAGTAAATGCAGATATTCCTGAATGGATGAAACCAAATATTTCTAATGCTATTTTAGATTTTAGAAAAATTAATGAAATTGAATACATTGAATTACATAAAGCTGGAACTTTTTTAGATGCAAAAGTTTTAAGTTGGTTTGTTACTTATGCAACAGATAATAAATATAATTTTGTTTGGACAATAGACAATGGAAAACATTGGATTGGTTCACCTGAATTTTTAGAAGAAATGAATAAACAAAAAACATAGGAGGATAGATGCCATACGGCGACGACATCACCGAAGGAATACCCTTTGTATTGTCTAATCCAGAAGGAGCTACATACACCGCATCTGGCTATGCCTACGATGTAGCAATCAATGGATTGCCATTCTTCATCGCCGCATCTGATGACAACCCTTATCGTCGTGTTACTGCTCAGTACCGTAAACAGCAGATTGACCAGAGCCGTGAACCAGGTGAGCAGACGCTTACCGGTTGGTGGCTACGATCACAGTCATCGTTTCACTATGGTCAAGGTATTAAGTTTTTTGAACCTATCCAAGATGAGTCGCTACGCTTTCAATACACACAATCTAAAGGTGTAGATGTCTGGACTAAAGGACAGGCAACACTACTTAAAGATGTAGATGGTGGCATCCATACAACTACTGGTGCTATCAATGCCAATGGTCGTCCAGACCAGATTATGCGTTCCATTAAGTGGACCAAACCTACCTATACTGGCTCAACAGATGTTAACACCTATAACGGTGTGTTAATGCTAGATGAGTACGATGTAGATAAAATCTATCCACGTATTACTGCATCCGTTACCAATAAGGCTTTGACATCTAACGTAGCAACGCTGACTACTAGTGCAGCACACGGTCTAGCAGTTGCTATGGAAATTACAGTAACTGGTGTGGATGCAACCTTTAATGGTTCGTATACTATTACTACAGTTCCTTCTGCTACTACATTTACCTATGCTAAGACTGCATCTAATGTAGCATCTACTCCAGTATCTCCTGCAGGAACTGTAACAAGTGAAGTAACACACTTCATTGACTATAACGCTGGTACTGATGATCCCGTATTTGCTATCTGTGATGATGGTACCTATGCCTATTGGGTAACCAATAAGGTATCTGGTGGAACTAGCAAGATACACCTTTACAAGAAGTTGCTCTCTGATGACTCATCAGTAGCTGAGACTTTGATGTTCAACGCAACAGGCGTTGTAGTAACCAATGCAGTTCTAGAGTTTACTAAAGAGCGTTTAGTTCTAGCCGCTAATAACAGCGTCTACGAGTTTGCAACTACTGCAACTGCGCTACCAAGCCCTGTCTACACACACCCAACAGATAACTTTGTTTACACAAGTATCACATCATCTGGTTCTGCAATCTACCTAGCAGGATATACAAACATCCAGTCAACAATCCAGAAGTTTACTCTATCTACATCTGGTGCTATGCCTACACTGACATCTGCTATTACTGCAGCTGAGATGCCAGTAGGTGAGCGAGTATTTAAGATATCTTATTACCTTGGCAATATGGCTATCGGTACCAACCAAGGTATGCGTATAGCACAACTATCAGACTCTGATGGCTCTATTACCTACGGTGCTTTAATCTTTGAGTCAGAACAACCAGTCTATGACTTTGCTTCCCGTGATAGATATATCTGGGCAGCATCTGGTGTTGATGGACAAGTAGGTGTGACACGTGTTGATATGGGTCAGCCTCTAGGCAATCTACTCTTTCCTTATGCGTGGGACTTATACGATCCTGATGACGCACTTGACCACTACACAACATCGTGTGCATTCTTAGGAGATACCAACCGTCTAGCATTTTGTAATGCTGGTGACGGAACTAATGGTTATGTTTATATTGAATCTGATACAGAACTTATTTCAGAGGGATACATACAGACAGGTTATGTTCGTTATAACACACTAGAACTAAAGATATTTAAGATGCTTCAAGCACGTGTAGATACTACAGATGGTGGCTTGCGTATCAGTTCTATTGATTCAGAAGGTAACGCAGTCCAGATTGGTACCTTCGGTCAAGCATCTAATGTACCTGAGATTAACATTAACTACCCACAAGCAGCTCAAGAATACTTAGGCTTTAAGTTTACATTGACTCGCTCTGATACTGATTCAACAAAGGGTCCACTCTTTACTGGCTACCAGATTAAGGCTCTGCCTGCTATTCCACGTCAGCGTCTTATCCAGTATCCACTCTTCTGCTTTGACCACGAATCCGATAAGTTCGGTAACGAAGTAGGTTATGAAGGTTCAGCATATGAACGTATGACTCAACTAGAGACAATAGAAAATGCTGGAGATACTATCCAGGTACAAGATTTCAGAACTGGTGAAGCATACCTAGGTCTGATTGAAGAGATGGACTTTAATAACAAGACTCCAGAAGATAAGCGCTTCTCAGGTTATGGCGGTTATCTCACAGTCACAATCAGAACAGTATAAGGAGAGCACGTGTCTGCCAACGATTGGGCTATGTTAATAGCAGCTTGCTTGGGTATCCTTGCTACTTTAATTACAGGGTTTAGATGGATATTCAAGTCATTGATGTACGAATTTCGTCCCAACGGCGGCAACAGTTTACGTGATCAGGTCAATAGATTAGAGGAAAAAGTTGACAAGCTCTATCAAATTCTACTCCAACGAGGAGACAAATGATTCCACTTGCAAAGAAGGCGACGCCTGCTGCAATAGCAGTACTACGTCAAGCAACAGCGATATGGCCGAAGAGGATGAAAGCATCCGATGGGCTGCTCCCATCTAAAGCACACGTCCATCAGAATCCTAACTCAGACCACAACTCAGGACACGCAGTAGATTTAACACACGATCCTTTAGTTGGAGTTAACTGCTCTGTTATCTATTCAGAGTTGCAAAAGGATGACCGCGTTGAGTACTTGATTTTCAAAGGAAAGATTTGGTCAAAGGCTAAAGGCGAACACATTTATACCGGTAGTAACAAGCACAACAAGCACCTGCATATCTCTATTAAGAAGCAGTGTGCAAACGATACTTCTTCTTGGTTTCCTTGGATGCCAGAGCCATCACCGATAAATAAGGTAAAGGCTAAGGTCTCTAAGGTAAAGACTAAGAAGAAAGAACCAACAAGTCCAAAGGAGAACTAATGGATATCAAGAAACTCAAGGCAATCGGTGCAACATATCTACGTGCCGGAATCGCTGCAGCCATTGCATTATGGCTATCAGGCGAAACAGATATCAAGACAATCGGATTAGCAGCTCTCGCTGCTGTCGCAGGTCCTGTGCTCAAGGCACTCGACCCATCTGCTACAGAGTTTGGTCGTGGGTCTAAGTAACCCATACTAGCGCGAGGCAACAATGAACCCCTGCTCAGGAGAAATCCTGAGTGGGGGTTTATTTTTTATGCCTAAAAATAGTGGGCAGTTTTGCCTCATACCCAGGAGCAGCACTCGACAGACCATCTGGATCTGTCTGGCTAAAAAATACCAGAGTTACTATCTCCTGACAAGTGGGTCTTTAATCTATGACAGTTAGCGCAGAGAGTCTGTAAGTTCTTTGGGTCGTTGTTCCAACGATCACCGTCTATGTGGTCAACATCTAGTTGAGAGGAGTGTGATGGCATAAAGCCACAGTGTTCGCATTGGGCTTTCTTATGAACTGAATACGGATAGATAGACTTGTTATAGTTTCTTTTGAATACTGCAATACAACGCCACCTGCTATTCGGGGTGGCTGCTTTTTTATTTCTAATCTTTATTTTTGTATCACCGCAAACTGAACAGGTAGCGGTACGTTTATCTTCATCTATGCTACTGAGCTTGTGGTCCATCTTTATCCACAGGACAGGGGACAACTACCAGATTTCCGCAGTTGACGCAGGTTGCGTCTAAGAAATACCAGCTGAGTTCAAAGTCCTCAAAGGACGCCATAACGTTAAAGACCTGAGAGCCACACGGACAGACGTGGAGCGGGCCTAAAGCCCGCAAATCGGCTCCAAATGGCTCAGGAAGGCCATCGTAGGGTGTATCCTTGCGTCTGAAAAT